GATTTCTACACAAAAACTACCCACATCAGAATTGAGGTGAGCAACGATGCCAACACCCGGAAAACCAAGCAACGTGATAAGGTTAGAAGGCAAGTCGCACAGAAGCGAAGCAGAACTACAACTGCGCGAAGAAGGAGAGCAATCACTACTGACTGGCGAACGCATGGAAGCATGGCCGTCGCTAGACGCACAGGCAAAAAAAGAGTTTGCGCGGGTAAAAGGGTTGTTTGCCATTATTGGGAAAGATGATGCACTGTATGAAGGATCTGTAAATAGATACTGCGAACTAAAAGCGGAGTGCGACAAATACAAAAAGTCAATCAAACGCGCAAACGGGAAGTTAATAACACTAGCGCGGAAATACAAAGAAAAAGAAATCGAATTTTTAGAATATATAACAATCGAGCAAAAAATAATTGGAAATATAAACGCCGCAGATAGGCAACTACAATCAAAGCGTACGATGATGCTCAACCTTGAAAAAGAAAACTGTATGACAATCGCGGCTGCATTAAGAGCCATACCAAAGAAGGTGGAAAAGAAAAAGAAAAATCCTATGGAAAAAGCGGGGTTTGTAGTATAGAAAAGAGCGGCTATGACATTAAAACAAGAGCTTACAAAATACTCGAAAGATGTTATTAACGGAAAGATCATAGCATGTAAAAAGCACAAGTGGGCTTGCGGTCGGTTTATAAAAGATTTAAAACGTCAAGGCGACGATGATTTTCCTTATGTTTTCTCGGAAGATAAAGCGCAACGGTTTTTGAAATGGATGACATTTTTCAAACACACAAAGGGCCCGCTTGCCGGAACATTAAAAAAACCAGAACCGATAGAAAAGTTTATCTTCGGGAACGTGTTTGGGTGGGTACACAAAGACACAGGCAACCGACGGTTTAGGAAAGCATACTGGCAAGTTGCAAAGAAGAACGCGAAATCGCAAGACCTTGCAATAACGGGCCTGTACGGAATAGCGGCAGACGACGAACCATACGCAGAAGTGTATATCGCTGCTACGAAAAAGGAACAAACGCGGTATGTGTGGGGCGAAGCGGGATTGATCGTTGACGGGTGCGAGTGGCTTGACGGAAAGATAATAACAAAGTTTTACGAACCGATTATGAGCAAAGCGATCTTGCATGTAAAAAGCGGATCGTTTTTTTCTAGGCTGTCAAACGAAGATAAGAAAAAAGGCGACGGCGCTAACCCGCATTACGGTCTGATAGACGAGTACCACCAGCACGACACAACAGAACATTACGACACGTTATCGTCGGGCATGAAAACACGCAAACAACCGCTTTTGTTTATCATAACAACGGCGGGCAAAGAGCTAAACAATCCATGCTACGCGGAAGAATACAAATACGTCGGCGACATACTAGATCCCGATAGCGAGATTTTCAACGACAGATATTATGTAATGATAAACGAACTCGACATGGACGACGAGGGGAATTTACTAGACGATATCAACGACGAGAAGTGTTGGCCAAAAGCAAATCCGATTGTATGTCTGACACCAGAAGGCTTGGACTCAATCCGCGACGAGGTCAAAGTCGCGCAGGATAAGCCGGAGAAAATGGCTGATGTACTGACAAAGACTTTTGACGTTTGGATAAACAAAGGGCAGAACGCGTATTTAAACTTTCAAAAATGGAAATCATGCGGAACAACCGAACACAGACCAATGCCGCCGGACTTGTCAAAGTACGAATGTTATATTGGCGTTGATTTAACGTCGAAGCTGGATCTTGCAAGCGTGGCGTTTGTTTTCGACATCCGCGACGGGTACGAAGTTGACATGCCGGACGGCTCAAAGTTTATCATGCCAGAAAAAAGCGTGATAATAAAAAGCCACTCGTTCATGCCGGAAGCGACTCTCGAGCTGAAAATGAAAACAGGCAAGTACCCGTATAGGCTGTGGAGAGACCAAGGCTGGATCACCACAACGCCGGGCGAGGTTATTGATGATAGGTTCATATCAAAATACATCGACGACCAAATAATCAGCAACAAATACAACGCTAAGATATGCGGATATGACATGTACAACGCAACGCAGTTTGCGAACGTGATGGAAAGCGACTATGGATACACGATGGTGGTTGTGCGACAAGGTATACCGACACTGCATGAGCCGACAAAGACACTGCGAGAATACGCATACGGCGGCAAGCTGATGCACTGTAACAGCCCCGTGTTAAACATGGCGGCAAAAAACTCTATTACACGGTCAGACCACAACAAAAATATTATGCTAGATAAAGAAAAGTCATACGAGAACATTGACCCAATGGCGGCGGTGATGGATGGGTTTGTTTTCATTGTAAAAAAACCAGACGAAGAAACAAACGTATACGAAGAACGCGGAATGCGGAGCTTGATGGGGGAATAATGAAACTAAAACTTAGCAGTAGATTAAAAGTATTAGCAACGGGCAATGTTGACGATTACATAAGCGCGTTTATGAGCGGCGACGATACAAACACGGGCGGTGCGGTCAGCGCAGAAACGGCGTTGAAATATTCAGCGGTGTTTGGTTGTTGCAGGGTGCTTGCTGAAACTTTCGCAAGTGTGCCGATAAAACTGTATAAAAGAAACGGCGACGAACGCGAAACGGTGACGGATCTGCCGATATACGACGCGCTTCATTCTGTGCCAAACGACGAAATGTCAGCGTTCAACTTTAAAGAATCCATGATGTACGCTATTAACCTTGGCGGCAACGCGGTATGCGAAAAACTCGTCAACAAATCGGGCGATATCGTTGGACTTTATCCGCACAAAGACAGCGATGTAAAAATCGAACGTGACAAACAAACAGCGAAACTTGTATACACAATCGGCAGTGGAACAAATCAAAAAAAGCTAACACGCGCCGAGGTGCTGCACGTTACAGGATTATCGCTTGACGGTGTTGTAGGAATGTCGCCAATATCATATGCGGCATCTGCTATTAACCTTGGGTTGTCATATGAGCAATTCGGCGTGAACTTTTACAAAAATTCAGCGAATCCAAGCGGTGTATTTGAATGTCCTGAAAGTCTTAGCGACAAGGCTGCTGACCGACTTAAAAAAGGACTCAAAGATAACTATCGAGGATTAAAAAACACAGGAACGCCGATGCTGTTAGAGGGCGGCACAAAGTGGTCACAGATGACGATAAACCCAATCGACGCTCAACTGCTTGAAAGTAAAGGATTTCAGATTGAGGACATATGCAGAATCTTCCGCGTGCCTCAACATTTGGTGAACAAACTCGATAGATCAACAAACAACAACATCGAAAAACAAAGTCTAGAGTTTGTCATATATACCATGTTGCCAATCTTCAAAAGATTTGAAGAATCATACAACGCGCAACTGCTGACAAAAGAACAACGCAAGGCAGGATATTTCTTTGAGCATAAGGTAGACGGGCTTTTACGGGGCGACAGCGCGGCAAGAGCTGCACTGTATGGCGCGGGCAGACAATGGGGATGGTATTCGGCAAACGATATCCGCAAACTAGAAAACATGCCGAAAATCGACGGCGGAGATCGGTATCTCGAACCCTCAAATATGATCGAAGCCGGAAGCGATCAAGCGGAAACAGTCAACGCAAAGACGCTTGAACAAATCAAAAATATAATAGAAAGGGGGAATGCTTAATGCCTAAGTTTTGGAATTTTACAAACAAAGCGGCAACAGAAACAGAGCCGGAAGAAGTGGAACTGCGAATACAAGGCGAGATTATTGACGATGATGATGTTTGGGTATATGAGTTGCTCGGGATAAAATCAACCGCGCCAAACACATTTCGCGACGAATTGAAACAGCTTGACGGCAAAGACGTAACGGTATGGATTGACAGCTACGGCGGAAACGTGTTTGCGGCCGCAGGAATGTACAACGCGCTGATGGAACACAAAGGGCAGATCACCGTCAAGGTTGACGGGAAAGCAATGTCGGCAGCGTCGGTTGTTGCAATGGCTGGCGGTCAGATTATGATGTCGCCTACTGCGATTATGATGATACACAATCCGTTGACAGAAGTGTACGGATATGCAAGCGATTTAAGGAAAACCGCAGACGTTCTTGATGAAGTCAAAGAATCGATTATGAACGCATACCAGCTCAAAACAGGGAGAACGCGCGAAGATTTATCTGCGATGATGGACAGCGAAAAGTACATGAGCGCGAAAACGGCGGTCAAAGAAGGATTTGCGGACGAGGTTCTTTACACGGACAACGACGCGCAAATTGATATGACATTCGACAGACACAACATCATGGCAAACACTATTGAAGCTGTGAAGATGATAGCGGCAATGCAAAAACCAAAAGAAGAGCCAAAGGACAACACGGCAACCGCAAAAGCAAAACTGATGCTAGAGTGTGAACTCTAATATCTTATAAATAAATACGGCAACAGCCCATGCAAAACTGGCGTTAGAGTGTAAACTCTGCGCTTTTTAAATACAAAAAAATTATGGAGGAATAACATGAAATCAAAAGCAATGAAAGCACTAATCGCTGATCTTGAAGCAAAGACAAAGGAAGCACAAGTGATAAACGCGGAGAGCGCGGCGACAGAGGAACAGATCAACGCGAAACTTGCGGAGATTAAGGCTGTAAAAGCCAAGATCAAAACGCAGGAAACAATCGAGGACGGCAAAGAGTTTGACACCGACGGCAAAGAAGTCATTGACAACGAACCTGTAAACCAGCCGATATACGCAGAACCGGCAAGCCACAAACTGCCGTTCAACACGTTCGGCGAACAGCTTCAGGCCATTGCCAATTCGTCAAAACAAGGCGCGACGATTGACAACAGACTGCTTGCTGTGCAGAACGCAACAGGCGCAAGCGAAGGACAGCCGAGCGAGGGCGGGTATCTCGTACAGACCGATTTTGCAACACAGCTCATGGAAGATATCTATGCAACAAGCGTACTCGCGCCGAGATGCAAAAAGATCCCGATTAGCGCAAACGCAAACGCAATCACGGTCAACGGGTTTGACGAAACCAGCAGAGCAGACGGGTCAAGAAAAGGCGGCGTTCGTGGTTACTGGGTCGAGGAAGCCGGAACAGCCACAGCATCCAAGCCCGCATTTAGACAGATCGAGTTGAAGCCCAAGAAACTTGTTACATTGTACTATGCCACCGACGAACTTTTATCCGACGCGGCAGCAATGGAAAGCGTATTGAGCGAAGCGTTTGCCGGCGAAATGGGATTCAAGGTCGATGACGCTATTCTGAACGGCGACGGATCCGGCAAACCTCTGGGAGTTTTGAACTCGCCATCCGTTGTATCACAGGCGAAAGAAACAGGGCAGGCAGCCGCCACGGTTATCCATGAAAACATTTCGGCTATGTACGCGAGACTTATCGCAAGTTCCAGACCAACAGCGGTATGGGTTATCAACCAAGAAGTTGAAACGTTCCTTGACAACATGGCTCTTTCGATTGGCACGGGTGGGCAACTATCGCCGTTTGCTATGGAATACATGATGAAAGGCACAATTAAAGGATTGCCGGTCATCCCGATTGAACAGGCGGCAAAAGTGGGCGACGTTGGCGACATCGTACTTGCTGACTTTAACCAGTACATGTTGGCAGACAAAGGATCACCGAAAAGCGCAAGTTCCATTCACGTTCAGTTCGCGACTGACGAAATGGTATTCCGGACAACTTATCGCGTAGACGGACAGACAGCCAGAGCATCGGCAATTACACCGTATAAGGCAACGAGTGGACAGACACTTTCGTCTTTTGTTACTTTGGCGGCAAGAGCATAGATAATAAATTAAATTTAGGAGGGTTATAGCATGAGATTATCAGAGGAAAAGGGCATAGTATTTGGATTCAAGCCAGCCGACCACAACGCGGCAGGGATCAGCTCGGATAGCATCAACACAGAGATTTGCGACCATGTGACGTTCATATTGCAGTTTGGCGAACTAACAGGCGATGCGGTGTTAACGGTAGCATCGGGCGCAACGGACGGAGCGGCAACCACGGCAGAAACGTTTTATTACAGGCTGTCGAGCGCAATACAGGGCGCAACAAGCGCGGATGTGTACGCGGCAGAGACAGCAGCGGCAACATTGGCATTGACAGCGGCAACATACGAAAACAAGTGTTTGATCATCGAAGTACCAACGAGCGAACTGACAGCGGGTCAAAACTTCTTGACGTTGAACGTGTCAGATGCGGCAACGGAAGAGTTTGTATCTTGTGTGGCGATCTTGTCTGGCATGAGATATGTGAGCGAGACACCAGCAACGGCGATAGCGTAACAAAACGGCGGGCGTAAAAACCCGCCTCAACTACATCTATCGGCGGAGAACACCGATAGGAAGGAATAAACTATGAGCGCACAAGGATATCAAGACAATACGGGCAACATTTTAGGAACGAACACAGCTAACAATCTTTATAATTCGGACACGGTGGCGGCAAACGCTGACGGATCTATGATTGAACGGCAAGAATACGCACAAGTAGCAATCGCGGCTGTGCAGACGAGAGCAGACGAAGTAACGGTTAGACTAAAAGCGTTTGCAGATACGACGGTTGTGCCGAACAACGCACAGGCGGCAGCGGGGTTGTTAGGAACAGCAACGGGCGGCGCGGTGATGATTGAGGACATCGTCGTTATGCGTGGAGCAGTAAACGCGGTGGGTCCGACAAATTACAGCTTTACATCGGACAATGTGAACGGCGCAACAGGTAAAGATAATCCGTTTGTTGAGATGCTTTTGGCAACATTTAACGCAGGTCTTACAAGTACAGCGGTTATTGATGGAACTATCAAGCAGTTACCGTATGTATTGGAATCGGGCAAGAAGATGTATATTGCGGGCGATGACGCGGCGACAACGGGCGCGGTAAAAACAGACATATACATCAAGTATCGGCCGGTAGTAGCTGGCGCAAGACTGGCGTAAAAAACAAACATGCAGGACGGGGGAACCCGTCCTTTTGCATTAACGAGGTGAGGTAATGGCATCATCGGTAACAAAAACCGAAGAAACATTCGGAGTGATAAAAAAAATATCGTGGGCGTGGACGGCGCACACCGACGGCAAAGTGGCGGTTGCAACAACAAACGCCGAAACGGATAACTTTTATAACGG